CAGTACCAAGAGATAATGTCGGTGTTGATGTGTATAAAATTAAAGAACCGATAGGATCCGTACAAATATATGGTTGTGCAAAGTTATAATAATAATTATTGTTTGAAATCCAAGTATAATAAACCGCCGTAGGTACCGGTGTAGGGGTCGGTGTTGGTGTAGGGCTCGGAGTTGGTGTAGGACTAGGTGTAGGGCTCGGACTAGGTGTAGGGCTCGGAGTTGGTGTAGGACTAGGTGTAGGGCTCGGAGTTGGTGTGGGTACGATATCCTGACATGAAATATCATAATTTATACTTAAAGATAAACTAAAGTCAGCATTACCTAGTGGGTCAACCCCTCCTTGACAATTGGATTTTATTTGTATTGTATTATTCAAAAGATTCACACTATACTCACCAACTTCGGGTATAGATGATAATATTGTTTCAATTGCTGATTGCCATCCAGCATCATTTTCAACTGAAACCGATTGGGTAAAGGCGGTTCCGTTTAATATAATATCACAATCTAAAGTGTATGTGTTAATAAAACAATTAGTGTATCCTGATGTTAAATCCAAAAATCCTTCAGATATCATTTCGGTAATACCTCTTTTTGTCCCTGAAGTTGTTGTAAAATTATTATCTGAACAAATACTATATCTTGTAAAACCTGTTATTTGTGTGAAAGTACAGTCAATAACAAAAGAAAGGTAGTTTGTACACCCACTATTATCAGTAACTGTTACGTTGTAAGATCCACCTGACAATCCTGAAACTGTGCTTCCTGTTTGTAATGGTGGTACGTTATCTGACCAATCGTATGTAAATGGTGGTGTACCATCAAAAATAGACACATTTGCAGTTCCATCATTACCAAATACACAATTATTCACAAAAACTGCACTGTCAAGTTGTGGTGTTGTTCCTATTGTAAATGTGTCTGAAACAATACAATCATCTTCGTCCCTTACTTGTATTGTGTATATACCGGGAGCCAAATTACTAAAAGTCATTGAGCTAAGAGTGGTATCAATAATTGGTGGTGTTCCTGTTAAAATATAATCTAATTGCCCTCCTGTTTGCCAATTAGTATATCCCGTACCAACATTTACAGTAATTAAACCATTACTCAATTCGCAAGTTGCATTGGTAACGGAAACATCAACACTAAATTTTTCAACCGAATTAACAACCAAAGTTTCAGCATAACCACAACCCGAACTTTCTCCTGATATTGTTAAAACATAAGTGTCGTTTTGTAGATTTGGAAATGTAACATTTTGGCTTTGTGTGTAAAAAGTGTAAACTTGATTTGTAGATAAACCAGTTAATGTATATAAATAAAACCCAATTAATCCACTTATTGTTGTTGTTATTGATCCACTACTTTGATTACAACTTGAATTTGTTATATTGTTTCCAACAACGTTAAACCCTCCAACAGTATTCAATGAAGTTTGTACAAATATTGGGCAATAATTAGCGTCTCTAACTAAAATAGTATAGGCCGCAGCCGGTAATGAACTTATAGTAAAGGTATTTGATAATGTGTAACCAACTTGTCCGGTATTTGCCGAATAAAAATAAGGTCCGGTACCTCCTGACATTGTTATTTGTAATGAACCATTTGACGTAAAACAATCAGGTTCTGTTGGATTTATAGATAACACCCCAAGTGGTTGTGCGATCCCAACTGTTGCTTGTTTTGTGACTTGGCATCCATAAAAATCGGTAACTGTTACTGAGTAGTTACCGGCAGTTAAACCTGTAGCCAACTGTGTGGTTTGACCATCTGACCACAAATACGTATAAGGTCCTGTTCCCGTTACTCCTGTAACCGCTATTTTACCAGTATTAATAACGCAAGTTCCGGCATCAACAACCCAAAAACCATAGTCAATATTTGTACTAGCACTTATAACAACGTTTTCAGTTATCGCAGTGGCTAAACCATAATCATATACAACCGCATGATATATTGATGGTGGTAACCCATTAATTTGGTATGGGAGTGTTATTGCATTAAAACTTCCAACATAATCAGATACACCACTATAAACAAGTATGGTGTATGGCGCATTTACAGATGTACCACTAACCTCAAAACTACCATTATTTTCTCCACATAAAGTTCCTGTTGTATTTAAAATATTTGCAGAAAAACAATCAGAAACTAATAAATTTATAAAAAGTTCGTTATTTTGAAGTCCTAAACTGTCGTTTAACCTGAACACATATGTACCACCAGTCAAACCTGTGAATGTTATTTGACCTGAACTTGTTTGAGCACTTAAACCACTACCTAAAGGTGTGATATTATCTATAGTATAAGGCGATACACCTCCAAATGATGAAAATGTAACCGCACCTGTGGGGTTATCACAAACACCTGTCACTGAAAAAGTATAACTTAGTGGTCCCGTACTACAGTCTTGAACACAAACACTTACAGGGTCTAAAACAAGTCCGATAGATGCTCCTGAAAATGCAGTATCAACACATACAGTGTCAAGACCATTAGCGAATCCTACTTGTAGAACACCACAACAATCCGTATAACTATAATAACCACCAGTAGTAAATCCAGTAATACAAGCCATTATCCACAATTAATTTGTAAATCTAAACCAACATATAGGTTTAGAAGTTTATTTGTAAAATTATCATAACAACTAGAATTACTAATCGTTAATACTCCACCTGAAAAATAATAATTTAATCCGTACTGATATAAATACTGAAGTTTAGAATCAATAGCATTTATTACTTGAAAATAATCAATCGGTAACCCCGTTGTTATGTCAACGGCATTCTGACCGTAACCAACATAAAAAGGTTCAAAAACCAAAGTATCTTCAATATTTGTTATAGTATCTTTTAATGTTAATTCAATATACCAAGTTGAGACCATAGAGGAAGAATCACAATTATTACTTGTAAATCCACTACTTGTATATAATTGATTTATTTTTTCATTTAAAACGGCAATTGGGTCAAAAGTAGGTAAAGAACATTGTGTTGTTTGATCAATACAATCATAAGTATAGGGTTCTCCATTATATTCACAAGGTAAACAATCGGTATTTTTAAGATCCCCTAAAATAAAAGTACACCCTCTTTGCCTTCTCCAAACAAATTTTTGTCTATGAAATACTGAATTATCTAATTTCTGTCCTGTATTCCAAATAGTTGTTGCCGGTACAAATTGTTCAACAAGTCGTATCCAATAATCACCTAACCCTAAAGTAAAATCTATCATTTTTTGATAGGTAAATTTGTTGTTTGGTATATTTAATACTTGATCAGTTTGTAAATATTTCCAAAATATTGATTGTAACGCAGGATAACCTCCTGTTTTTCCATCTGATATTGTTTGTCTATTTCTTACATTAATTAAATTATTGTAAAAAGTTTGAGCGAACTCAAAAAACGTTTTTTTATTTGGTTTGGGGTCTATTATGGTCCAATCATTAAAACCTGGTGATGGGTATGGAGCAGTTAATCCTGAATTTGGGATTGGGTATCCGTATCTTGAGGACATTTCCCAAATATCATAAGTTATACCTTGTCCCATGTTAAGATATAACTCCATATTTTTTACGTTTATAACTTGTCCTTCATTTTCTAACAAATAGTTTGTTGGTGCAGAACTTTGTGTGTTTTTTCTTAATCCAACCTCGTCTTTTTTCCAAGATTTTTTATTATCTATTGTTTTTGTTAACCCGTAACCAAGATTCATTGTTGGAAATTTTTCATATCTTTTTAAATAATCCTGTCCGTATGTAAATGGTTTTAATTTTGTTACAATTATTGATGGTGATACCGTAAAATTAGACAATGTAAAATCAATTTCTTCTGTTGATCTATGTTCTGGCGTTGATTCAAACCAACCAGCACCTTTTTGAAAAAAGAATGAGTCGTTTTCAATTGGTGATTCCGGATATCCCGTATCAATATTTATCGGGTAATTATTTAAGTCGGGTAATGTTGACCTTATAACTCCCGAACTTGTGAAACCAGTAAATTGAGTCCCTAAAATTGAAAATATATTAGTAGTATCTAAAGTTGGTACTGATATAAAAGTAGTTCCACCTGATATTCTAGCATAATTTTCATAAAAATCATCTAACGGTATTTTTTGGTCTGCCAAATATATATACTCATTGAATTCCACTAAAGCTTCGGGGGCACCAATCATTCTCATTATATACTCTATTGATGTCCTTGTCCCTTTTGATCTAAACAAAAATCCAGCATTTAAAATCAAATTTCTATAGTATTGGTAGTTTAATTCTGCCGGCGTATCTTCTTTTGATTGTCCAGGGTAAATCGTATCATTAGTCGTCGTAAAAATTGATTCTAATAAAGAATCGTTTGTTATTGGTGAAATGTTTGGGTCTATTCCTAATGTCGCAGCTAAATTCGCCAATAGCGCGGATGGAATGTCATTTTTAACAATATAATTAACTGAAATTATATTTGCCAAGGCATCTATAAACTTTTTTGTCTCATCAAAACTTCTACCATAAATTTGTAATGTCTTTTCTATTTTTTGATCAGTTGTATCAAATTCTTTAAGAGACCCTGAGATTAGGAATCTACTAATAAGATTTGTTTTATATTCGTCTAATTTTTCTGTTACTATTTGTAACTCGGTCAAATACTGATCAAATTTATCTGTCCTAATATCTAAATTCCAAATACCGTCAAGTTTCCATGTTATATTTTTATTTATTAAAATATAATTACCGTTACTATCATATTCAGGATAAGTAAATTTAGCTGTATATTTTGGTAGGGTATATCTATTTAGTAGATAATCTTCAACCTCATCAAAATTATCTTGAAACAACTTTTCTGTGACTAAATTATTCGGTTTTAGTAATAAAGTTTGTGTTGTGGTTGTAGATGAAAATGGTTTTCCTTTTACAGTAACCGTTATAGTCCCCCCTGTTATCGTATCTGTTGGTATAAAATCTACCACCACATACTCAGTATCAATGTTTGAGACGTATAGTGCAAAATCTTGAAAATTAGAAGTAATGTCTCTGTATTTAGAAACGGTTATTGGTCTATTTTTTACGTTAATTTTTGCATTTTTTGAAAAGTCTATATCAAACGGGTTTCTAAAGAACTTAGAATCCATGTTAAAAGTTGTTTCATTATCAATAACATCATAAGATATGTTATATGCGGTGTTTCCTGTTTCAAATATTAAATTTGCAAAATTTACTTCAATACCTGCCGGAAAATAGTTAATTACTTTATTAACTGAAGAAGAAATTCTTTTACTTAAAGAACCATATAAAGAAAAACTAGTAATCTGAGATAAGTCAAAGTTAGGATAAACCTTAAAGTTTTTTTCAATTATTTTTTTTGTTTCTTCTAAATTTTCAATATTAAGGGTTTCCAAATTAAATGGATCTGAAAAAATTCCAGTACTAAAAGTTCTACTTACTTTTTCATAAACAGAACTTGTAAACTGAAAATTTCCAAGTGTTAATCCACCACCTGACACTAATTGTACACCAACTAAATCGTCAGAGAAAGTACCCGAACCTACGGGTGGTGGTGTTGGACATATGAATTTTGTTTTAGCCATTAACTAATAATATTTGTAAAGTTTTTACTAAAATCAATATTCAAACCTCTATCTTGTCTTACTTCGTATAGTAACTCATTAAATGTGTCTCTAACTTCAAATAAGTTGTATTGTTTGTAAATATTTCCTGCAGTATCATAAAGAGTATATATACCATCTTCAATACTCTTAGTTTGATTACCATAAAGTGCAATTGCCAATGTGTCAATATCATGTTCAGCAATTTGTATATCAATTGTGAAAGGGTTGAAGAAAGTATTACTAATTATTATTTCTTGATTTGGCTGTCCAATAAATGGTGTCGCGTTTGGTTTATTAGTTGGTGAAGCAGATGGTGATAAAGTACAAAATAATAAATCACTTCCCGTATCCAAATATCTATATCTTATTGATTTTTGAGATGTATTAGTTTGGTCAGTTACAACTGGTTCACAAAAAAACGAAGATGTAATTATTCTATAAAAATTAGGGATTTTTGTACCGTCAGAATTTAAATACTCAACTCTGAATCCAACTAATCCTTGTGCGGTAAATTTATTTCTAAACTCAACGGGAACATCATTTAAATCAACAATAATACCCTTTACGTTTGGTAAAGCGGATAATACCCCACAATCAGTGATTGTTGTTCTTATTTCTGCAGGTCTTATATATAAAGTGTAGATACCAATTTGATTAAACTCGTTTGCTGGTAACCTTAAATTATATAATCCACCTAAAATTTCTTTACCGGCAACCCCACCTGTTTGTGAGTTGTGAAAATATGGTGTTAGAATATTTGCACTATTTAATTTTTTTAACACAAAATTGTTTGTCACATCCCTTGATGGGGTGTAATTCAGTATGATGTCAACGTCTTGTGGTGACACATCTGCGGGTCTAACTGTACCGTATGTTCCTAATGCCATTTTTTATTTATAAATAGAGTTTATATTGTTTTTTATGTGTTATTGATTTTAAAATAACCATATCCATATCTTATTAAATCACCTAAATTGTCTACCTCACCTAGTCTTTGTAACCCCTCAACTGCACTGTATTTTCCCCTCTCAACAAAAACATCAGATTGTATTTCCGGATCCATAACAAAATCTAAAAGTATTTCGTCTTTAGTTATTGCAGAAACTACAATATCGTTGGTGGTTAAACCTGAAGAATTCACTAAAAATAATGTTTTACCATTATTAAAATCAACGTAATTAATATCATTAACAGTGTATGCGGTGTAGGTTGAGTTAATTTCAGTAACGTAACCTATCACTCCTTTTATCGGAGTTACCACATAACCTACAGTGTAGGGATTAGGTCCCCATCTTCTAAGAAGATCCAATCTTGAGTTAGTATATCCTGAAACCACAAAAGGTACTTGTAGATATGAACTTGATATTTGTGAAGGAATATTATTTTCACTGTCTCCCGTAAAAATGTAATTATAACTAATTGGTATACCTGACCAATTACCTCCTTGTTGTGTAAATGTTATATTACCTAATTCATTATCAATTGTAACACCAGTAAATGGTAATGTTATTGATTTTTGTATTTCAGTGATACCCCAAGGATTGCTTTGAACCATTTTTACTGTATATGTTTGTGGAGTTGGTGAATACGTGTGGTTTAAACTACTTTGATTAACACTCAAATATTGACTGACTAACCCGTCACCCCAATCTACTTTATATTGTGATAATTCTAAAAAACTGTTATATGTATAACCCGCACTATTATAAAGTCTAACATCGTAAGGAGATGATGGGTTACCAGATATAACAAAGTTTGTTACAACATCTATTTGGTTAGTAAAACCATCAAACTCACTATAATAACCTAAATCATTATAGGATTGCGTAAATAAGACAGGGATTGTTAGTCCGGTTAATAGTGAATCACCATTTGTACCTCCACTTAACACTTGTGACAAACCAGAATACACCCCAAAAGTGATTCCATTGTATGTTATATCAAATATATCACGACTTAAAACTTCCGGAGAAATTACTATATTAATTCTTTCTGATTCCATTATGGATTAACATACTCATACCATTTTATAGGTAAAATACCTGTTCCGACTCTTTGTGCGTTCTGAAAATTATTATTATATGTATAAACTTTATATTCGTTTGTATTATAATCTAACACATATTTGTAATAAAAATATAGTGGTTTGTCTAAGTTGAACATATTTTGTCCAATAAAGGTTGATTGTGGTCTATTCATCATTCTAACAAATTGTCCTGTTTTTGCATTAAAAAATTTAGCACTAACATAAAATTCAGTTATGTTCAAATAATTTTTATCTTTTAACCAATAAACATAAAACCCTTCTTTATCTGCACCCGTATAATCTAATACAAATTTTGGTTTTTTTACTTGAACATTTGTTTGATTAAGTGGTGGGCCTATTGTACCAGGTTCTTTTAATCCTTGTTGTGTTGGTAAAATAATACTTAATAATATTGTTTGATTTTCATTTTGTGGTGAATCATAAAAATCTAATTTAAAAAAACTTCCTTTGAATGAATTTGCAAAATAATAAATTTCACTATCAGTAAATGTTGCATTTTCATAATCTGTTGCCCAATTTGTTGTTGTTGATGCGGTCACACCTGTTAAATAATCAAAAAAATAAAACTCGTAATTAACATTCGTCCCTTCTAAATTTATGTTTGTAGGTCCAAATGGTGTTTGAATCGTAAAATTAAACTGCCAATCCGAGTGTGCAAACTTTGTTATTTCAAAATCAGATATTGGGTTTAATATTTCAGAAATTACTTCGTTTTCAAAACTAGCAACGCCATCTTCTCTTCCAAGCATATCAAAATTGATTTCCAAAGGAATATCTAAATATTGATCCTGATCCGTGATTGTTTTTCTAAAATATTTATTATTCACAAGTGTCTGTTGTTGGAAGATTTATTTCATTATAAATAAAAGATGTGTTTCTTTTAGTTGGAAAGTGTATGAAATTTATTGTTTTAAACGGGTAATGTGCTCCGTTCATGAATGGTATATCTAACCCAAAACCTTCGCTATCAACAAACCCATAGTTATAAATGTCTCTCCAATAAAATTGTCCGTTATTATCAGAATAAAAAGAATGAAACGGAACATTATCTATTTCTTCTAAAGATGCGTTTTCAATATATTCACTAAAAGTTCTTATAGGTATTGAATAATGCGGTTTATAAAGATATCCTGGGGGGTATAAGACGGTGTTCGTATAATTTGAAACAGCAACTGCAATTGCCTGACCAAAATTAGCAGGTATTGGTTGTGATATATTAAAAACATCAGGATTGTATGAGTACTTATGGTATATTGGTGATAACACGTATTCTTTTTGTTCAATATCATTGTATTCGCAAAAATCACCTTTAATAACATCATCAACGTTCAAAAAATTATTATAATAAAAAGTGAATCCGGCCATTTGATACGAACTTACTGTTATGTTTTCTTTGTTATCTGTTGATGTATGATTCCACCAGGGGTCTGTTGTATTTTGTAAAAAGTTAAATTCCCACCCTATGTCAATTGATCTTTGTAAAGATTGTGGTGGTTTATTAAACCATCCCATGTAACCTCTATTCACTATTGTAACAAAAAGTTCGGTAATGGGTTTTCCGTTATTATCTAATAAATTAAATGTGTCAATATCTTTATTAACTGTAAACCCATAACTTTGCGTGCCGTCTTTAACTGAAATTCTTTGTTGGTTATTTGGTGTCAATGCGGAATACTCCAATTTTCTTTTAATAGGAAATGCGTTATTTTCAAAGGCCATTTTTGTTAAAAATGTCTCATTATTTGATGTTAAAATTTTATGTAACCTAACATAGTATCTAGAAGTCGTATCTCCAGTATTATTTAAATCTACTATTCTTTTAAAATTCCCATAAGTTCCGTCAATAATATCGTTATCAGGAAACTTTAAATTATATATCGCAAAAACCCTAAGTTCAGACCTATATGTGTCATCACCTAAACTATAAACTTGAAATGTGTTTTTCCCGTCTATTGTTATATTTAATTTGACATACTGACCTACAGTTAAATTATGGTTTGTTGCACAATAAAAATAAACTAAATTTTTTCCATTTTGAGTTTTGTTTTTTATAATAAAAGGTATTCCGTCCGCAACATTAAAATTAGCATTTGTTACATTAAAATCCTCATCAACAAAAGACATTGTTTGTGCGGTTGTACTACTAAATGCGTATGATACATATGTCATCCAATTATATGTTGTTGCACTTTTTGGCACAAAACTAACATGTCCGGGTATTGCACTATCTCTTATGATTGAAAATTCATCGTATTGTGGATATCCTTTCCATACACCAGTATTAATAGAATTAACGGGATCTAAATAATAAAGATAGTCTTTAAATGGTGTATAATCTGTTTTTCCTGAAATTACATTATCAAAAATATTTACAATTTTACCATTCAATCTAAAAATACTTGAATTTTGTCTTTCACTATCAAATATTTCTCTAAGGTTTATTAAAGTGGCTCGGTCGCCTTGTACCATTTCACGTCTTTCACCAATAAGGGGTAATTGTATTTGCACAGGTTGATTAGACGAACCAGCAAAACGCTTGTTACCTAAAACTATTCTTATCTCATCTTGTTTTCTCATTCTATTCAGTACCTATAATATACTTAGTTATAAATCTGTTTAATGCGGTTTTTCCTTTACCAAGACCAAAATAAAAATGATACGGGGCACCTACAACAAAATTTGCTTTATTTTGATTACTTGGGTTTGTCCATACATAATCTCTTTCACCTAAATTATTATAGTTGAAAATATATCCAGTACTTGGTCCGTTTGTCGCTTTAAAGTAATCTGCACCTGTAAATGACATGTTTTGATACGGCGCAGAATACATTGGTGGTAATGTTCCAATATTTGGAAAATCCGTCAACCAATCATTTTTTTCGGTTCCAAATATGGTACTTGTATTGATTGTTGCTTGTCCTTGGTCGTTTCTTATCTCCCAATTATACATAGGGACTACTTGTGTTTTAGGGTACCCTACAAGTTGTTGGACATTCCCAAAAGTGGCGAATCCTGGAGTTAATGCGACTCTATTTTGTGTAATTGCTGAGAACAACACACCATAAAATATCTCATTAGGTGTTCCTAAAACTATATCATCATTTCCGTAGAATTGTTCATTAAATGGTATGATCCCATATTCTGAATTAATACTAAACATTTGAGCCACATCGCCATCAATTCTATCATCTGATCTTGAAAAAAGTTGGTTAATTGATGCATCACCTCTACTAAGAGCCAACTCCCAAAAACCTGTATTAACTAATCTTGACACTATAAACAATAAAAGTAGATCACTTGTATCATTAAATGATGTTGATTGGACGGTCTCAACTAAATAATTTTCTAATTGAGGATTTAAACATATTTCTTTTGCGAATTGATCTCTTGGTCCTAAATCCATCATAGTGGTAGGGAAATGTAAATTCCTTTCGTTAGATCCTTTACCATATATATTTTTAATATTAGTCCCATATAATTGTGGTCTTTGTCCTATAAAATACCCATTAACATTTGTTCCGTTTTGTTGTAAAACATATGGTGTTGATCTATAATAGAAAGTGTTTGTTTGATCATCTAAATAAATAGGACCTTGGTTTTGTCTGCCAGGAACTAAATCAAAATCTTTTGATCCACAAAACACATATTTTTTTGGATTATTTTGAGCGTCAAATATTGTTTTCTTTTTAAACGCATAAGAATAAAGAGTACCATTAACCCAGTTGTTTTGAAACACCTGACTGATAACTCCTCTACATGCACCAAATAACAACCTGAATCTTGATTTCCATTCAAAGAAATTATTGTAGTCTCTTAAAATAGCTCCTTCTGTTAAATATGGTTCTTGAATTAACTTATAACAACCCTTAGTTATTCTTGTCGGGTTTTCGTTTTCAGGACAAGGTGATTTTACACCAAAATTATCACCTGAACCACTATAACACGGTAGTGGAACCATACCTTCACAACTAAAAGTTGCTAGTACTGATGTTGTTCCTGAAATTGCGTCTTCACTATAATCGTCCGAATTACCGGTATAATCCGTTTGATTACCACCTAATTGTGTAACTTCACCATTATCTAAAATCCTATATATTGTAAAATTATCATTTTGGTATAAAGCGTATCTATTATTATAATTTGTTTGGACATTATCGGATGTTGGTAACCGGTCAGATCTAATGATCATTTTTGCGTTGTTCACAGTTTGGTCAAATGCTATATTTACGGATAGATTTGGGCTTGTTTGTTGGTACGATGGGGCAAATAATCTAGGTCCTCTAAAATGTTTAATGTTGTTCCAATCGGTATTTGATCCGGCACAGTTACCGTTCATAAAGGTTTCTACAGTTCCTTCATTACCAAGATCCAACCTTTTATGTAACTGATTATTTGGTATGTCTGTAAACATAAAAGACCCTCCTTCCACATTTCCTTGTCGTGTAATAGCCTCTGTATTACTACTAGTCATGTACCTAAGAAGATAACTATTATTTGGGTTTCCGACTGACGGAACATCACTTAATCCAGTATCATACCACATATTATATGGGGCATTATTGTTTAATCCTCTTAAAAATATAGGGGTTAATCCGGCAGAACTAAGGTTATACGGTAGATTATCATTACAGTCATATGTGTCAGTATTAGATACCGAATACCCACCATATAAGGTACTTTTTCTATCTAACGACGAATAATATTGTATTGTGTTTGTGGTAAACGCAGAATATAATATGGGGTCAGGCCTAAAATTAAAAGGTTTGTGGTATAATTTAGAAAATTGATATCCAACCTCGTGTGATTCGGGAGTCTTTTTATTTATCCACCAATCAGCACTTAAATTTCCACTATTCTCTTGTATCGGTATATTTAAATGATAATTACCTCTCACTACGTGTGTGTTAGGTGATCTCCCAAATAATTTTGATATGTCGTATTTAATAACTTGTTTTTCGGTAAATGGATCAACACCCCTAACTAAAAATATAACATTTAAATTTTTATATTCGTTTCCATTCACCTGTAATGGATTAATAAAAGATTCAACCGCAGGTTCAGTACCACAACTTTTTCTATACGATATCCTTTGTCTCGCATTTAAAAAGAAAAATCTCATATAGTTTTGATTGGTTGTCGTTGTAAATGTTTCTGATTGTTGGATGGTCATACCAGTAATTACCTGAAAATACTCCATACCTCCTTTGTATTTATATTCTCTTTCGGTTGTAGATCCGGTTATAGTTAAATTTGCAGTTCCACTGGTCGCATCTGGTTTTATATAATTTTGAACGATTGTGGTTGTAAGTAAGGATGTTCCTGTAATTGAATTGCTTCCGAATTGGTTTTCCGTAACTCCACTTACATTAAAACCGTTAATATTTTTATCATTCACATTATCTGGATTATTAAAACTAATTAATGAACCTGCAGGTAAATTATCCACCGTATTAGAATCGCAAAGTAAAACAATAACATTATCGGTAAATGGGTCCGATGGGTACCCATCATTATCAACCGTTGTGGTTATTACATTTGAAAAATATGATGGATTATCAAAATACCTTTGTCTAATATTGGCTAAATTTAACCTGTGTGAGTAGGTGATATCCTTTTGAAGTATGATTTGTCCTGATCCCCAAAAACATCTATTTATTGGTGTACCTTGTGTTAACAAATTTGGGTATCCAGCGATCGCATATTTAATTCCATAACCATTTAATGTATATTTTTGTGATTCGGCGTTTGGTCCTCCAGCGTAAGTATCCGTTCTCATTTCACAAAAAGCATCACTATTATTACAATCATCATCAGCACAATTAGATTCGTTTGGAGTATTACCCCAAAAGGTATTAGAATTAACGTCACATAAAAATGATGAATTTTTTCTTGTGTAAATTTGACTTTCCCTAACAGTAATAACTGATAGAGTACCGCTTGTTCCGTCACCAACAATCTGTTCCAAGTTCAATGATTGTGGTTCACACGAACAGGCCTCACAATCGGGATATGTCATAGACGGTAAACTAATACCGTTAAGACTTGATGTGTTAACAATTAATGGACTAACCTTTATGATAAAAAATGCGGTGGCTAAACCAAAAATAATGGCCGTGACTGCAGATAAAATCATTAAACCAATGGCTGGAAAAGCACCAATAGCCGCACCAACAAAAAATACAGTTAAATAACCTAATAGAATTGGTATACCAATAGCTAACGCCCATTTTGCAATAGGCCAAAACTTTGCAATTAAATGCATCAAAGGTATTAAAACAAAAGCGAATGGAGAAAAAATGGTTATAACTAAATTAAATAAGAAAAATATTAAATCAAAATTCCTTACACCATCATTAACCGGCATTCTATTTGTTGTTGTTGAGCACTCCCTATTTGTAATTTCTTTTATACCTAAATGTCTTGATCTGTTGTATCCCCACTTCCACCTATCGATAAAACTTGAAACGGTGTAAACTCTATTATAATTAAATTCAAAAAACTTGTCTTCACAATTTATTGCATCTGCAATCATTTTTTGACCTATGGTTGTTCCTGTATCTCCGTAATCTGTCCAATCTAAACTAAATGCGTATGATTGTCTTTGTAATGTATCATCTGTAGGTCCGTTCGCATCAATATCTGAATCCCAACCATATTCCCTTATATTTGGCACCAAATAATCCGCTCTTTGTGTTGATGCGGCAAATCCTTCGTTTTGATATTGAATTTTAAATCTATATTTCGCCTTAGTTGGTATACCTACTTTAGGGTCGTTTGAAATTATTTGTTCTCCAAATTCGTTTGTTGTGACGTAATCCAAATTCATTGGCATTTCAATTAACCATGTCCCGTCACTATCTATTAAGTTTCCACCTTCAGGTAGTTTATGCTGTTCTAATATTGGGTATCCTCCCGCGTCGGTATATATTGTTTGTCTGATAGCTAAAATGGTACCAGGTGCCGTAACCAAATCACAAAGATTTCCTGTATCAAATTTTGGTTTACAATTAGTTTGTAACGCATCTTCATCTGTTGTTGAAAACATTGATCCCATGAATATTGCTTGAGGTTCAATTTGAATTCCTAAATCCCTCAAATCAAAATCCACTCTTGTGATACCAATATTACATAACTCATCATCACCCCAAAACGAAGTTACTTCAACTTCTTTCTTTTCATTAACTATTTGTGGTAAAGAATCTAAATCAGGTGATGATTTAAAAGATGACCCCTCAAATTGTCCTTCACTACCCATACCCATTCTTATAAGATCGGCAGGTCTTAAAGAAAAACAACCAATATTTGATACGTCCATATCCATCACAACTATTTGTTGTCCTAATGGAACTCCGACAATCATAAAGTCACCACTATCGTTAGTTCTAACTGTGTATTTATAATATTTTTCATAAACCTCTAATACTGTACTGTTACTTACAACATCCTCTCTATCAGGAAAAGTCCCTGTTGGGTTGTGTCCTCCATATTCTTTAACATACGGTAAAAGGTTATATCTATAACCATCTTCATTTTTGTCAGTTAAAGTTTTATATGGGTATAATGTTGAGATGACGGGATCTTCAGAGTCTTCAACTGAAAGTGGTACAAATACCGAAACTGTTACATTTGGTACCCCATACCCGCCATTTGCAATAACTCTTCCAGCAACTACACCATAATCGGCACAAAATCTTGTATAAACGTCAGATTGTTTTAATTTTAATGATAATATTTCAATAAAATCAAAATCTTGATCTACTTTAATTCTTATGTTTTTATCTATACCTGGTGTTGTTCTTAATCTATAATTTTTAGACATAATGCTCTTTGTTGATAAATAGTTATGTTAGTTATTTTAAAAATAACAAGAGTATTACCAAAATAAATAATCTTATGAGAAGTCTACGGTTGAAAGGTTTTTTACTCTAACCTTAATATCCTTTCTTGGGAATCTAATTTGATAGATTTGGTCAGGTTCAGCAAATATAGTATCATCAACTAATTCAATTTGTTTTGTTGTTGTATCAACATATCTTTGTGATGTTTCTGAAGAAGAATATTGACCCCCAACTTTGTTATAAATTCTGATTTCTGCTAACGTATTTACTCCTCCAATATCTTGGACTAATCTTCTTAAATCAGACACATTTAGATTTTGACCAAGTTCTCTATTTACTGGGTTCATATAATTACTAACTTGATTAATTAATTGTGTTATCACCTCAGATTGGGATCCGGGATTATCTAAAACAACAAGAAATTCAAGTTCAAGATCTATAACTTTTGCAACCTCTATTGATATATAATCGTTTATCATCCTGTATTTTGACAGGTAGGTTGCTAAATTTGTTTTTAGGTTATTTGATACCGTTTGCGTTAAAACTCCAGTATTATCATACGATAATATTTTAACAGATATTTTATTATCAATTTCTGTTATCGAAACTTTTGCTGGTGCTCCGTATTTACCAGGCATAGTATCTATCAAGGATTTATAATCATTAATTGTCACCGCTCTTCTTTGTGATGCAAAATTAAACGTAACCATGTTTCTAACTTCTTCAATTGATGGTTGGTTTGCTCCACCAATCGCAGCGGTTACATTATTAACCGTTAATGATTGTGTCACACTTCTATTTATACTATCAGATGGACCGTTCACATATAAATCCGATGTTAATACTTGGTTAATTGCCGCGACTCCTATGTTAGAAACAACACCACCACCTACTCTATATTGAACAAATAGTGTCGTATTTGGTTTTACGGTCAAACCTAAACCAATATTATTTTGGTAATTTTGTAATTTCAATGGGATTCCAGTTCTAGTGAACTGCTGTAGTTGTTCATTCGGTGTTGTTGTACCAGCACCAAATTGAATTTTTAAGAACCCTTCTGGTGTATATTCTGTAATAAACCTATTATCTGTTTTTATATATTTACCGACCTTTACCCCCGTAGAATCCACAGGTTTTGTTGTGTCTTCAATAAATACGGTGTCTTCAACTAAGGCATCAACTTCATACCATCTACCTTCTGCTGAATTAAATTCAGAATATGTTGGCGTGTTTTGATAAGAGGTACCATCTTTTTGTATGATTGATGTTACCCCTAATACATTTTTTTCAGGTAAGAAAAAATTATAGAATGGTACAACATTGTTTTGATTTATAACTATTTTGAATATTTTAGTTGATCCGTTAACTAAAACCTCCCTTTTTGTGATTACATAATTTACTATGTTATTGTTTTGATCAAAAGTAGGTACTTTAGTCCTGTTTACAAACCCCTCAATGTTAAAGTCAGAAGAAAAATCAATGTCATAAAGATTTTCAAAAATAGTACCAGCACCTCCAAATTGAGATCCAGCCCTCAAAACACCAAGATAAGATGTATTTTCAGAGTCTCCCGCGGCAGGAACAGTTATAGAAATATCAGCAATAGTCACTGAAGGTCTTAAACCTGGTATTTTTAAACCATAAGTTCTTGCAATATTAAAAACAGATGATCTTTGTTGTGCATATTGTAAAACAGTTTCTTGTATACTTCTATCTATATGAAAATGTAGGTTGTCAGTAACCGCAGCATTTAAATCCATTAATACTGAGAATACCGAAGCATCGTTAAAGTTTTGGATTAGTTCAGGGTAATACTGTTGTGTATAATTAATTAACTCTTGTCTTATACCTTCAAAGTCTCTCTCTGTATATGATATTTTTTTATTAGCCATATATATTAAATATTTATAATTACAAATTCTCTAGATCCAAAAGCACTTGAGTTGTCAATATATTCTATTTTAACCTTTGCTGTATATTCTTCAGTGTTTGCTCCAGGTACTCGGTATATCGGAATGTCAAATTGTTCTGAGGAAAGTTCCCCTAAAGATGGTTCTGAATCTATATATGGTTCTATTGATATGTTTTGTATTGTTAAATTTGGTATATACTTATTAACTGAATCTTCTATTTCTCCTCTGATACTATCAAACGTTTCACCATCAAGTGGTTCAAATATAAAATCATATAATCTAGTACCAAAATCCGGTAAAAAATATCTACTACCTTTTCTTGTTAATAATAGATGAATTAAATTACTTCTTATTTCTTCATCTGTTTCTTCTGAAAGCGCTAAGAACTTACCCTCAATACTTTGTCTAAAAGGAAATATTATACCATATGTTACCCCATCTGCCATATCTAATAAATATAACCTGGTATAATTTTATATAAATAAAAAAAATCACTGATTACTCAGTGATTTTTCTTTTAGGTTTGTATTTCCTCTTTCGTGTCTTGGTTCGTATGGACAATGTAAACATCCATTACCACAACATTTACCACGTTTCATATGATAATTTTCTGTCATGACCATTCTACCTTGACTATCATAATAAAATTCAGTTGGTTGAAGTTTTGGTCCAAACTCTCTAACGTATTGTTGTTGTATCCAATCTTTTGATGCTCCTACATTCATTTTAGTTAGTTTTTCTTTGATTATAAAACGCCAACAATACTTGGTATGTTAGCGTTATATCATTTCCCCATTGT